CCAAAGCTTCCGGGTCGAGGCCGGAATAGGTGGTGTCCTTGACCTTCGTGGAGGTGTCCCACCAGGTCTTCACGAACCCCATTTTGACGCTCAAGGCGTCCTTGATGGCCGTGTAGAGGGTCAAAAAGCCCTTGTTCTGGCGCAGGATGACGTGGTTGACGTAATCCGTGGCCTGCTCGGCCCGTTCGGCGTCTTCCGGGCCCTGCGGGCTGAACTCGGCGACGTTCTCGGTGCTGAAAAACACCCGCATCACGTCGGGCATCAGCATCTCGATCGTGTCGCGCACGTCGCGCGTCGTGATGCCGGAGCGGTTTTCGTCCTCGTCGGGCTTGAGGGGCAGTTCGCCCGACTCCAGCTGCATCAACTCCTGGCGCATGGGCGCCACGGTCCCGTCGATGTAGTCAACCGCGTCCGAAATGAGCGCCTGGACCGCCGCCTGGAGGTCGGTTTCGTCCATCGGGGCGTCGTCGGGGACCAGCGTCGTGGGATCCATGCGGGGCAGCGCCAAAAAGTCGTCGTTGGCGCGCAGCATAATTGACGCTACGTGTATTTGCAAAAAGAAGGGCCCCTACTAGGGGCCCCGCGGTCTGCCGGTTGTCCCCCACCCGGCTCCCACTTCGGCCGTTCGGTGGCCGCCGCCCAAGATCAGCGCCGCTTGCCGCCCGACGCGCGTTCGACTTCCGCGTCCACGGCCTTGCGACGGGCTTCGCCACCGATGCCGACGCCCGGAGCGGCCGCCAGAGGGTTGCGTTCGGCCGGCACGGCCAGCGTCTTGTCCCCGCCGAAGAACTGGCCGATGCGGTCCATCGTCTGGGCCAGCAGGCCGGGCTCGCCCATGTCGGGGTTCGAACCCGGGAACGGCATCTGGTTGGCCGTGGCGCGCATGCCCCCGGCCGGGGCCCCCTGCTGCGCCTGCGAAGCGAGCCACTGCTGGTACAGAGCCTCCTGCTGCGCGCGCTCCTGCTCCTGCTGCTGGAGGGTCTTGACCTGAGTGCCGGGCGGAAGCTGGCGGGGCGTGGGCTGAATGGCGGGGCCTGTGGGTTTGAGCGGAGTCTGGCGCGCGCACTATACCACGGGTCGGTTCGCCTTGAGGGGCTTTTGCCAGTCCGACCCGTAGCTGACGCCGTACAGGGCGGTTCCGGCGTCGCTGGCGAAGGTCAGGACGAAAGCGTCGGCCCGGTCGGGGGATCGGCGCAGGCGCTTCTTGGTCTGCTCCTTCGACTCGATCGACAGCCGGCCCGTCGAATCCGGCGGGAGGTACTTCACGGAAACGAGGTCAGCGCACAGGTTGTCGTCCTTGGCCAGCGTGCACGAGCGCTGTTCGAACCACGCCTTGGCCTTGAACCAGAGCTCGGTGCGCAAGTTCCGGTAGGCGCCCTTGAGGGCCGGGGACTCCGAGACGTTGATGCCGCGGACGGGCAGGCCGAGCTCTCGAAGACGATCCACGACGCCGGAGCCGAGGCCGATCGAGTCCACCAGGATCTCCTGCGGCCGCTCGTTGGAGTCCAAAGCGTCCCACTCGGCCTTGACGACGCCGGCGGTCTGCATCAGGTCGAGCTTGCGCCACTCGCGCACGGGCTCCTTCAACCGGCCGCCCTTGCGCTTGGCCAGCGTGGTGGCGTCGTCGCCGAACCGCGCCACGTCGAGGCCCCAGATCTCCGGTTCGTTCGGGCCCACGGCCACGTCGCGGGCCATCGCGTCCTCCACCAGCACGAGGGGGATCACCGTGTCGTCGTCGGCCTTGGGGAACTCGCCGAGGACGCGGACGCGGAAAGCGTTGGAGTCCTCGCCGTAGGCGTCGCGCACCTGGTCCACGAACGCCTGCGCGACCCGTTTGGAGTCCATGCAGTTCACCCGCATCGTGAACCACTTGTCGCGGTTCTTGTTGTGGGAGTCGTAGAAGAAGCCGGAGGTGCGCGTCGGGTTCCCCAGCATCAGGGTGACGGCGTTCTCGCCCGACATCGAGCCGATGGCGGCTTCGAACACGGCCTCGGGGACACCGGAGGCCTCGTCGGCGACCAGCATCACGTTGTCGGAGTGGATGCCTTGCAGGGCCTCGGGGCTCTCCGCGCGCGCCGTTCGTGCAGAGATGAAGGCGCCGGTGGGATCGGCGCGGAGCTCCAGGCGCTCCTGCTTCACGTCCATCAGCTGCTTGAGCGGATCTGGCAGGCGCAGCACCCAAGACTTCAACTCCGCGAACAGGGCGTCGAACAACTGCGCCGCGGTGGGCGCCGTCACCACCACCTTCACCGGATAGCGGGTCATGAAGTACCAGAGCATGGCCCACGAGGCCGCGGTGGACTTGCCGACGCCGTGGCCGGAGCGAACGGAGATCTGGCGCTTGCCTTGGGCGATGGCCGTCAGGAACTCCTTCTGCCAGGTGTCCGGTTCGACGCCCAAGACCTCCTGCACGAACAGGACGGGGTTGTTCCGGTAGCGCTTGACGAACTCGATGAAGGGGTTGTTCTGCGTCATTCGTTTTGGCCGAGGAGGAGTTTGTAGGCCTTGTTCAAGGCCGCGGGCTGGCTCGTCAGGTGGTAGTTGTCACATTGGGTGCAGCGGTAGTACCGCAGGTTGGCCTTCCGCGCGGCCAGCTTCACGTCGGCCAGTTTCGGGAAGTTGCGCTTCTTCGTGGCCGGGCAATGGCCCCAGATCTCGCGCCACGTGCAGTTCGTCGGGTACTTCGGCCTTGAGAAGTTCTTGGGCATGGCGGCGTCTCAGGAAGAAACGATCGTTGTTCACGAGAGGGGGTCGCTGTCGGCGTTGATCGACCGGAGCGCGTCCAGATGCAGGCTCCCGAGGTTGACTTGGACGGCCACCTGCGGCTTGTCGCCGTAGGCGTCGGAGTCCAGCTTGCCGGCCACCCACCGCTGCGCCTCCCACTGGAGCTTGGCCACGGAAGCCGTCTCCGGCGTGGCGTACTCGACGGCGCGCAGGCCCTTGTCGATCGCGAGCTCGGCCTTGATCTTCTTCGCGTGCTCGTACTTCTCCTTCCAGTCCGGGTGGCGGAGGAGGGAGGCGATCTGCGCAGGCTTGCACCCGAAGGCGTTGGCCAAGTCTTGGAGGCTCTGGCCTTCGGCGAAGCGCACGAGCAAGGCCTCCATGCCGCCCGTGTCGGCGATTCGCTCCAGCAGCTTTTTGCGCTCGGAGGCCGAAGGGACCAACGAGATGTCGGGTGGCGCTTTGGCGTAGGTCACAGATCGGGCTCCTGAATGCCGGCGAGGGTCGGGGCGCGCATGTAGGCGCGCGGGTCGGTCTTGCGGTGCTTCCGCCGCGGCTTGTCGCGCGGGACGGGCGGCAAGGCGATGCGCTTGAAGTAGCGGTGCCAGTCTTGGAAGACCATGGCCTGGGCCAGTTCGTGCTCCGGGTGGCGTTCCTTGATGATCGTCTCGATGTCGCGCACGGAGACGCCATTCTGGCGCATCATCCGACCCTCGGCCAGCACAGGCTCGTTCTCGGCCGGGACGTAGACCGTCTTCTTGCCCGTGGCCTCGTCAACGCGGACGGCCATCTCCACCGGGACGCCGCCGCCCCCGTACCCGCCAGCTTGCAGGGTCCGCCTCTTGCCGGCCGTGATTCGTTCGCGGATGCGCTCGCGTTCGAACTCGGCGAAGGCGGCCATCAGGGTGAAGAACATCCGGCCCACGCCATCGTTCCCCAGCGGTTCGGTCGAGATGTCGGCCAGGATCAGCTGCACGCCGCGGATCCGCAGGCGCTCGATGACGCCGAGGGCGTCCACCACCGAGCGGAACGCACGGTCCAGCTTGGAGACGATCAGGGTGTCGCCGTTCTTCAAGCCCGCCATCAACTCGAAGCCGAGAGGGCGCTGGCCAAGAGGGATCGACCCTGAAACGCCCTCTTCCGTGTAGATCCGGGTGAGCTCGCGGCCGTGGTACTTGGCCACGGCCTCGATGCGGCGCTGCTGGTCGGAGAGGGACGTGCCCTCCACTTGGCCGGCGGTGGAGACGCGGCAGTACCCGAAGGTGCGGCCGGCGGTTGCGAGTTTGGTCATGCCAGCCCCCGATCGAGAACGGCCTCGATGATGGCCTGTCGCTTGCGGAGGCTGGCCTCGTAGTTGGCGGCCACGATCTCGCGGAGAGTGGGCATCACGATGGCGTTCCGAAATCCATCGTCGCGGTGTGCGCGTTCTGCGGGTTCTGCGTTTCGCATGCCGCGCAGCTGCTCGCGGTATAGGGCGTCGTTGTCGGGGCGCATGTTGGCCTCCTGGGGCCGGGTTGGGTGACGGCGCATACGTTACACGCGACAAAACGAAAAGTCCAACCGTTTTTGCAAATTTTCTTTGGGGTCTGCAATACCGGTGGCCGTGGGGGTGGGTGGGGGTGTTGGAGTATCGGAAGTCGATACTTTTTGGTTCGTGGCTGGTAGCGGGAGTTGCTACTTCGGCTGGTCGGCGGGGCGAAGTTTCGGTGTGTCGGGGACTTGCGGCCGCAGACGCCCCCGGGTCCAGGCACCTCCGGGGGGGGTTATCCACAAGTTATCCACAGGATATCCACAGCTTGTCCACACCATACCTTTACGTACTGTACAGAAACGAATGCGCCGGCCCTCTGCTGCCCGGCCTGTGCTGCCGATGCGCCGCCGAGCCGCGCCGTTGCTGCGTTTCAAGCCTGGTTCGCCTATGTTCCACGGTGTCCGCTCGCTGTAACGCGCTGGACAAACGAATACCGTGGAACATTTCCGTGAAACATCGTGGAACATCGGGCCGTGGAACATCGTGGAACATTGTCCCGTGGAACATCGTCCCGGCGGCTTAGGTCGGTGCGTGGCGCGCACCCTTTCGCAATGGTGCGGAATGCTCACCAAATAGCAGAACTGTGACTTAGTTCACGGTTTGCCTATTGCGTGCGCTAGTGGAGCGTGTAATATGTGCTCCACCAACTGACCTAGAGCCCGCCATGAACCGCATCGCCGCCCTCGCCGACACTCTCGACTACTACGTGACCCGCGCCGGCGTTGTGCTGCTGCTGGCCTTCTGCTTCGTCGTGGCGCTGGCCATCCTCGCATTCTGCGCCGCTGTCGTCGTCGCGCCCTTCCTCGCATAACTCTGGAGCCCGCCATGAACCGCCCCGCCTTCGATGATCTGAACCGCCGCGCCGCCCGCTATATCGAGCAGCGCCGCCGTGCCGTGCTGCTGCTGTCCAAGCCGCAACCCGAATGGGCCCGCCGAGTCTGCTACGCGAACAAGAACAACGCGGAGGCCATGCTTCACATGCTTTCCCTCGATTTCATCCGCACCTATTCGCTTCGCAACGTTTAAAGGCCCGACCCCGTGACCCTCGCCCTCTTCGCTCTCTGCTGTGTCGCCGGCTGGTTCATCAGCCGCCCCATTTGCCGCGCCGTTGCGGCTTTCATCTGACCCACCACAAGGATCAAAACGCCATGAAGACCACGAACAAGCCCGCCGCCGAACTCACCAAGGACGAACTGGTCCGCATGCTCGCGCGGTTCATCGGCCAGCGTCCCGGCATCGACCCCCGGAACTATCACGACGCGTGCAGCTATCGGCAAGAATCGCGCGAAGTGACCCGCGACGCCCACGACGCGTACTCACTGCTTGACGCAGTGGCAGCGCGGGAAAGCCTGACCGCCGACGTCATGCGCGCGGAACTGATGGGCTCGGGCCGGCTCACGCTGTCGGAAGATGGGCGGCTCGAATACTGCACCGGCCAGTATTTCCCGACCGAGTACCGCAAGGCCGCATGCCGCGCGCTGGCGTCGATGCTGTGGGACTACTGGCGCGAGGACTTGAAGGACATCCCCGGCTTTGCATCCAACGTTCCGCCCGGCGAGCGAATCAGGCGCGAAGCCCGCCGCACCTTCCGCCGTCGCTCCGTTCTCCGTTACTTCAACTAACCCGCAAACCTGGAGCCCGAAACCATGTCCGACCATTACGCCGAACTCGAAAGCATTACCCTCAACGGCCTGCGCTTCGCTGTGCGGTTGCACTTCGACGCCGGCACGGGGCGCCCTTGGGAAGAATCCGACGGCCATGGGCCGGTGCGCACTTCGCGCACGGACGGCTGGGGCCGCTGGAACAGCAAGCGAGCCGGTGAAGTCGTGCTGTCCAGTGATCGCTTCACCTGCTGGCTCTATGACGTAGCCGAAGCCCTCCGCATTGCCAAGCGTGACGGCTGGGGCTTGTCGCCGGAAGCGCGCGCCAAGCTGGCCGACAAGCTGAAGCGGGAGCCGACCGCCGCCGAAGTGCGCGCCGAAGCCGTGCGTCTCGACATGGAGCGCCTGCGCGGCTGGCTGGAGGACCGCTGGCACTGGTGCATCGTCGTGGTGACGCTGCTCGACACCGACGGCGACACGACATGGGAATACGACTGCCTCGGTGGCATCGAGTCGGACGCCGGCGAATACCTCGATGAAGTCGCCGCCGACCTTGCTGCTGGCATCGCCGACCGTGTGGGCCAGGACACGCATATCCTGATGGGCGCCAAGTCCATCCGCATCCGCCCCGAAGCCTTGGAAGCCTGAACCATGAACCAGCACGACAAGCAAACTGCCGCCACGGCCTACTTGACCGCCGCAGAATGGACGCTCGATGACGACGACGCGAAGCCCACCGGATTCAGCGAGCAAGCGAGGGCGCACGCCTCGGCGGCTGTTGAATCGTTCGTCACGCTGGCCGGGGTGAGTGCCGACGAAGCGATCGAGCGCACCGGCTATGACGCCTCACGCCTCGGGCATGATCTCTGGCTCACCCGCAACGGCCACGGCGCGGGCTTTTGGGATCGCGACGAACTGGACGACCCCGAAGGGGAGGTTGTGACAACCCTCGGCGATGCCTTGACGGCGCACGCCGGGGCCATGGGCGAGTGCTACGCCTACGTTGGAGATGACGGGCTCCTCTACATCGAAGGGGGCGAGGCATGAACCGACAGCAAGCTATCCGCCGCCCCGCTGGCTGGCATGCGAGGAAGGCACGCCGCCGAGCCGCTTGGGCATCCTTGGCTCCGTGGCTCGAATCCTTCGCCGCTGGCGTCGCTGTGCTAGCCGGCCTGCTGGCGTGGTGCGGCATCCTGCTAATGCTGGCCCCGCCCTAGACTTCAAACCTGGTTCTCGGCCTTCAAGGGGCGCCCGCAACGGCGCCCCTTTTTCGTGGGCGTGGCGGGGTTCGGGCTTGTTAGCGCGCACCCTTTGTCGATTCGACCCCATTGGCGTATGTGTCTCTAGAACGGAGTCTAGACCTTAGACACAACATGACGGGGCTAACAGCTACATGTGGCCTCGATATAGCTTTACTGTTTACCTACGCGCGGGCGCGCGTATTAGACGTTTAGCGCTCTTGCTCCTACGCACGCCAAGGTTAGCCCCAACGCGTTGACTCCAGTCCCTAGACTCCGCTCTAGAGCCACATACGCCAATGGGGTCGAATACCCACGCGTTGACGCAACACGCCGGGCCGGCGTAGGCTCTGCCCACCCCAAGCCACGAAAAAGGAGCTAACACCGTGACGCGCATTATCAATTCCGACCCCCGCCGCCTTGAACCTGGCGCGCTCTTCCGCTTCCGGCGACTGCCTGAAGTCTCGGAAGCCTTCAACGCGTTGCGGCTTGCGGAAGCCTGCGACACGTTAACCCGACGCCTGCGCTTGGCCGACCCGGCGCCCTGCGAAGAAACGGTGCGCGGGTTCCTGCGCTCCTACGCGCGCCTATGGCGCCTCGTCCAAGACTTGGAGGCCGACGCTCTGCGCGAATCGCTGGAGGCTTCGACCGACCCCGACGCGGCCATCCTGCTGGCCAGGATCACGTCCGACCTGACGGCCGCCCACCGCGCTATCAACGCGGTACTTGCCACCCGCCTATCAACGCGTACGGCCTCGCGTTCCATGCACAGCGCCATGGAGTGGCTGCGCGGCTCTGACCGCGGAGAGGGCGGGCTGCTCTCCTGTTTCCGCCAGATCGACAAGGCCCCGGTTCCGGCCGGATGGGCGGCGATGCTTCCCTGGGCCGACACCCCGAACGTCGAGGCGACGCTGGAGGCTGCTTACCGGGCCGTCGAGAACCGCGACACTAGCCACCCGGCTATCAACGCGTACCACGCATACCTCAAAGCCTTGGAAGCGCCCAAACGCCCCGAACCGCGCAAGCGCGGCCCTCGCATCAAGGGACTGTCGCCCGAAGAGCGCCGCGCCCGCCGCAACGCCTACATGCGCGACTACATGGCTTCCCGCCGCGCCGCAGCCAACCCCGCCAAGGTCAACCGCAACGCGGAG